ATGACCCTAGAATTGCTATCAATGGTGTTGTTATAGATAGCACAGATATGGGTATTAGAATCGAAGCAGACATTACATACTTGCCTTTTAATATTAATGAACGCATGACATTTGACTTTGATAAAGAAAATAATATTATAAACTAAGCACTTTATTTTCTCCGGTAAATACAGTACAGGACTAGGATCTATGACAACTACATCGAGACAAAACAACCTTATTTTAAATGAGGATTGGACAAGAATATACCAGACGTTTAAAACTGCTGACTTCAAATCTTACGATTTTGAAAATCTTCGCAGAGTTGTAATTTCTTATTTCCGTGAAAACTATCCCGAAGATTTTAACGACTATATTGAAAGTTCGGAGTACCTAGCATTAATCGACGCCATTGCTTTTCTTGGACAAAGTTTGTCATTCCGTATTGATTTAGCCAGTAGAGAAAACTTTATTGAACTAGCAGAGCGTAAAGAAAGCGTATTACGTTTGGCAAAGATGTTAAGTTATAATGCCAAACGAAATATCGCCGCCAAGGGATTATTGAAATTTGATACTGTAAGCACAACAGAAAGTGTATTAGACAGCAACGGTAAAAATCTTTCACAACAAACAATTGTATGGAATGATCCAACAAATCAAAACTGGTCAGAACAATTTATAGCGGTATTAAATGCAGCAATGGCAGACAATACTGAGTTTGGTCGCAGCCAAGGAACTTCAACAATCGAAGGGATTCAAACTGATCAATATAGATTTAGAACAGCATCTACTGATGTTCCTGTTTTTACTTTTAGTAAAATTGTTTCTGGACGCCAAATGACTTTTGAGTTAATTAGTACTGCATTCAAAGGAAAAGAAGAGATCTACGAAGAGCCGCCGGTTCCTGGAAATCAATTAGGATTTGTCTATAAAAATGACGGACGTGGCGGCACAAGTTCGAATACTGGTTTCTTCTTAATGTTTAAACAAGGAAATTTAGAGCTTGCCGACTTTTCGATAAATGTGCCTTCTTCTAATGAAATTATAGCAGTAGACAGTGATAACATTAATAATGATGATCTTTGGCTGTTTAGTTTAAACGCTAACGGCGCACAACAAGACGAGTGGACAAAAGTATCAGCTCTAGTAGGAAACAACATTGCTTATAACAGTGTCACATCGAGCATACGAAATATATATTCTGTAATTACTAAACAAAATGACAGAGTTGATTTAGCATTTGCCGATGGGGTATATGGTAATTTACCACAAGGTAGTTTTAGAGTATTTTATCGAACTAGTAACGGCCTAGCTTATCAGATTGCTCCAAATGAAATGCGAGGCATTACTATTTCTGTTCCGTACGTTAACCGTCAAGGCATTAGTCATACGTTAACAATTACTCTTGGTTTAAAATATACAGTAAGTAGTTCATCACCAACTGAGTCAATTGATTCTATCAGAGCCAATGCCCCTGCACAATATTACACTCAAAATAGAATGGTTACAGGTGAAGATTATAATTTAGCACCATTAACTACTTCTCAAGATATATTAAAAATAAATGCAATTAATCGAACATCTAGCGGTATCAGTAGAAATTTTGAAATTATTGACGCTACAGGAAAATATAGTGCAGTTAATGTATTTGCCGACGACGGCTTAATTTATAAAGAAGAAATCGAACGTTCGGCATCTTTCAAGTACACAAATAGAGTTGAAATTTTAAATTTTATTAGGAACACTGTTGAACCAACAATCAACAATACCGATGTTTATAATTATTTTGTAACAAAATTCGATAAAATTACTTTTACTGAACCAGTGTCCTGGGTTACAGTTACTACAGATGTTAATTTATCAACTGGTTATTTTATTAATGCAAACGATACAAACTTAATCTTAAAAGTAGGAACCTACACTACTAGCACATTAAAATATGTTGCGGTGGGATCATTGGTAAAGTTTGTTCCACCGGCCGGTTATAGTTTTAAGAAAGGATCGATAGTAGTAACAAATTCTTCTGATCCTGATCAATATGATAGGATATGGACCAAGGCTATTAAAATTACCGGAGATGGTACAAATGCCGGAGTTGGCATTTTAACTTCTGGACTAGGTGCAATACAGTTTAGTGATGTTGTTCCTACGGGGGCTATTGCAAGTAGAATTGTTCCTAAGTTTTCTACAAATTTATCAACAGCATTAGAATCTGAAATAACCAATCAAATGTTTAGTAATTTAAATTTTGGATTACGATATAGCGTTATTGACGGCGACTGGAAACTAATCACAAGTTCTAATTTAAATCTATTGAGTAATTTTAGTTTAGGTAAATCTGGTGATGTTACAAATAGTAGTTTAGATGCATCTTGGGTATTAGCATTTGTAAAAGAAGCAGATGAATATATTTTAAGAATTAGAGGATTAGATTATATTTTTGGAAGTCTTGAGCAAAATAGATTTTATTTTGATTCAAAGTCTAAAACATACAATGGAAAAACAGGAAAAGTAGTTAAAGATCAAATTAAAATACTTGGAGTAAATACCAACAGTGAATTAATTTTACCTTTAAAACAAGATATTAAATTTGAAATTAGCGATACTATTAGATACGACGACGGTTATCAAAGTATTGATAATATTAAAATAGCATTTTTCGATAACGACGATGACGGAGTTATCGATAATCCCGAAGCATTTGAAATGTTAGTTGGTAACGATCAGATATTAACAGAACAAGATAAAAAGAAATTTATTTTCTTTAAAGAAATTAACGATTCTTTAGGCAATAAAATTAAACAATATATTGATAATACCGATGGACATATCGACGTTATACAAAAAGAAAGTTTAGTTAACGTTAATAATTATGCCGACGGTGCGTTAATTTATTTTTATAATAGCGATGAAGATCAAGTAAAGCGTGTATCGAGGACTACGAATACATTAATTTTAGAACCTACATATTTTGCAAATTATGGACGTTCAAATTTAAAATTTCAATATATTCATAATGCCAATGTTGATCGTAGAATCGATCCTAGTGCTAGCAATATTATTGACGTTTATATTTTAACAAGAAGTTATGATACTAATTTTAGAAATTATCTTGCAGGAGCAATTTTGCTTGAACCAGCTGCACCTAACAGTGATAGTTTAAGAATTAGTTTTGGTACTAAGTTAGGACAAATTAAAACTATCAGCGATGAAATAATTTATCATCCAGTAACATATAAAGTTTTATTCGGCGCAACTGCCAATGTAAAACTTCAAGCAAAATTTAAAGTAGTTAAAAATACAAATAAATTGATCAATGATAATGATTTAAAAGTTAGAATTATTGGTGCAATTAATCTATTTTTTGATGTTAATAATTGGGATTTTGGTGATAGATTTTATATTAGTGAAATGATTACGTATGTTATTAATTCCGTATCTCCGGACATTTCAAACATGGTGTTAGTGCCTAGACAAGCTACTCAAAGTTTTGGAAGTTTGTTTGAAATTCAAAGTAGAGTAGACGAAATATTCGTTAGCGGTGCAACTGTAGACGATATAGAAATAGTATCTGCAATTTCTGCTACAGAAATTAGAGCAGCAAGTAACACAATAATTACAAGTACAAATTAATATGGCACAAGAATTTTTTCCAGAAAGTCAACTACCAATTAGAAAAACTGTTGAGTTATTACCACAGATTTTTCAAACAGAAGCCAATTCTAAATTTTTATCAGCAGTAGTTGATCCGCTGGTACAGCCAGGCGTATTGGAAAAAACTGTTGGATATATTGGACGTAGGTACGGAAAAACTTATAATGGCAAAGATATTTACTTGGACAGTGATGCAACATTAAGAAGTCGATATCAGCTAGAACCCGGTGTAATAATTAAAGAAGACGGAGTTATTAAGAATTTTTACGACTATCTTGATTTTAAAAATCAAATTAAATTCTTTGGAAATACTGGAGAGTTTGATGCAATTACTACAAATCAAGAACATTATTCCTGGAATCCTCCAATCGATTGGGATAAGTTTGTTAACTATAGAGAATATTATTGGGTCCCTGAAGGACCACCTCCTATCAAAATCTTAGGACAATCACAGACTGTTACTAGTACATATAGAGTTGGATTAGGAGTAGGCAGTGTTTATTTGTTTACCCCCGACGGATTGACAAATAATCCAACATTAACCTTGTATAGAGGTCAAACTTATAAATTTCAAATTAATGCTCCAAACAATGGATTTTTAATCAAGACTGCAATCGATACCGGTACTCTATTATACAATCCTTTAGTTTCATATACCAAAGGACAATTGGTTGTATTTGATGAAAAATTGTGGAGAGCCAAAGATAACATTAATTCAGGAGACGGCAGTACAATTAATCTTGAAAATCAAGATTGGGAATTTGTTGATAATATTTTGTTAACAAATTCTTTAGATTATACCAAGGGAATAACAAATAACGGAATTGAAAACGGTACAGTTACGTTTGAAGTACCATTTGATGCCCCTGATGTATTATTTTATCAAAGTAGTACAGATGTTAATAAGTTTGGAAGATTTATAATTGGGAATATTGAGACCAATACGAAAATTGACATAGAAAAAGAAATTATTGGCAAAGCATCGTATACTAGTAGTAACAACATATCGTTATCTAACGGTATGCTTTTATATTTTGTTGGATCAGTTACGCCGACTCGATATAGTAACAATAATGATAGATGGCTTGTTGAAGGTGTTGGTACACAGATTACTCTAACCAAGTTTTCAGACTTGATCGTTTCTGGAAATTTAAATGCAACTGCCCCAGAAATATTATTTGACAATGGCGGCTTTGACAGCCAACCGTATGATGATGCTAGTGCATATCCTGCTTTAAAAGATTATACAACCATTTCAAAATCAAGCATTGACTCGAATCCATGGAGTCGATATAATCGTTGGTTTCACAGAGAAACTTTAGATTTTTCACATTCGTTTAACGGTACAAGTTTTGAAGCTGCTGAGACTTCTCGAGCAAAACGTCCTATTATTGAGTTTAAATCTAATCTACAATTATTTAATCATGGTAGTATTGCAAAACAGACAGTTGATTACATAGACAATTTTACAACAGATATATTTTCAGTCATTGAAGGTAGTAGAGGATATATTGTAGACGGTGAACAACTATTTGACGGTGCTCGAGTTTTAGTTACTGCTGACACCGATAGTTTAGCAAACAATAAAATATATGTTGTGCGATTTATTCGACATAATAATGTCACACAAATTAATTTACAAAAAGCTGATGATGCTGAATCGATACTTGGTGAATCTGCGTTAATTCGTAGAGGTAATAATTACAAGGGGTTAATGTATCATTTTAACGGAACCGCTTGGATTAAAAGTCAATTAAAAACCAAAGTAAATCAGTCGCCGTTATTTGATATATTTGATAAAGAATTAGTTAGTTTATCAGATGTTGACAAATATCCAATTAGCTCATTTCAGGGTACTGAATTATTAAGTTATGTTATTGGCAACAGTGTTATTGATAAAGAATTAGGATTTAGTCTTTCTTATTTGAATATTGATAATGTAGGCGACATTCAATTTGAATTTGATTTAGATAAAGATCAATTCACATATAAAATTGCTCAGACTATCTATACAGAAAATATTTTTACAGGATACTATAAATTTAATGGTATTGTATCTTATGATAATGGATGGAAAGTTTTAGATCGTACACTTAGCCAACCTATTATTGATTCGACAATAGTTACTGAAATTACTAACACTATTGTTTCAACCGCCGTTGACTGGGAATCAGTATTAGAAACTGATATTAATAAAATTATATTTTATGTTAACGGCATAATTAGTAAAAAAACATGGACTCGATTAGTAGACACTTTTACATTTAGCAGTAAATTTAAAGTTGGGGATGTTGTTACTATTAAAATATTTGCAGATTTAGATCCAACAACCGGCTATTATGAAATTCCTTTAGGATTAGAAAAAAATCCGTTAAATGACAAAATTACTTCTTTTACTTTAGGTCAGGCGTCTGATCATATATTAACAGGTATTGAAGTAACAGACGAATTTGCTGGAATATATCCGGGTACTAGTAATCTTAGAAATATTTCAGGGTACGAAAATAAAGCAAGACGATTTTTAAAACACAGTAATATTGCTCCGTTAGCAGCAGTGTTACTATGTGATAAAGAAATTAATATTGTAAAATCTATACAATATGCTAAAAAATCTTATACTGATTTTAAAAATACATTTGTTGATATTGCATATCGTTTATATTATGATCAACAACCTCTTGATTATGTAGATATTATATTAGAAGAAATTAGTAAAACACAAAATTCATCTAGACCTTTTTCTGATTCAGATATGATCGGAAGCGGGGCGTATTCGGTATTGAACTACACAGTTGAAGACGAAGGTATTAAGACATTTGCACTATCACAAAAATTTGATTTACAAACATTAAGTTCTAAGGCTGTATATGTTTATTATAATAATACTCAATTATTAACTGGTAGAGATTATAGTTTTAATTCAACATTTGGATTTGTTAGTTTAAGTATTCCGCTAGTTGAAGGCGATACGATAGAAATACGTGAATATGTTTCTACTTCTTCAAATTTTATTCCTCCGACTCCTACAAAATTAGGATTGTATAGAAAATACGAACCTAAGAAATTTTTAGATAATACGTATGTTGTGCCAAAAGAAGTTATTCAAGGACACGACGGTAGCATTACTATTGCCTATGGCGATTTCCGAGATGATATATTATTAGAATTAGAAAAAAGAATTTACAATAATATTAAACAAACATACGATGAAACTATTTTTGATAACGATGCAATCTTGGGCGGATATTATGGAAATGCAGAGTATGGCAAATCCGAACTTGATAATATTGCCTCCCCTGAATTTTTAAAATGGATTGCGGATACAAATATTGACTATGTAAATAATACATTCTTTGATAGTGAAAATAGTTTTACCTATACGTATTCTAATATGGTAGATCCATCAAAGACAAAAAATTTACCTGGATACTGGAGAGGTGTTTACAAATGGTTTTATGATACCGATCGCCCACATACATGTCCGTGGGAAATGTTAGGATTTTCAGAAAAACCAACATGGTGGGAAAGTGAATATGGTCCAGCACCTTACACTTCTAATAATTTAATTCTTTGGGAAGATTTGCGTGACGGTGTTATTCGTCAGGGCGAAAGAGCCGGAACACGCGATAGATACAAACGTCCGTCGATAATGCAGCACATTCCAGTAGACGGAGATGGTAATTTATTAAGCCCTTTAAATTCCGGATTAGCTGGTAACTTTACTCTTATTAATAATAAAGGTACTTTTATATTAGGCGACAAGGGACCTGTAGAAGCTGCATGGAGTGCTAGTTCCGAATGGCCTTTTGCTGTAGTACTAGCCTTGTGTTTATTGAAACCGTTTGAATACATCACCGATACATTTAATAAATCAGAAACTGCACTAAATTTATTAGGTCAAACAATAAACAAAACTTCTAAATCGTTTGCTAGATTAAGTGATGTAATTTTTGAAAATTCTGAATCAACACCAGTTTCTGGTTTAGTTTCTTACGTGGTAAATTACTTAAAGAGCAAAACAATACCAGTCTCTACGTTAGTTAATAAACTTACTAACATTGATGTTGCTCTTTCAAATAGATTATCGGGATTTGTTGATCAACAACAACAAAAATATGTATTAGATAGTAAAAATCCTAAATCCACAACCAGTAGTGTTTTTGTTCCTCAAGAAAACTATGACATTATTTTTAATGTAAGTTCTCCAATATATTCTGTAGCATACAGCGGTATCATTATTGAAAAAACAACTCGGGGTTGGAAAATCAGCGGATATGATACTAAAGATCCGTTCTTTACATATTTTAAACCCATTAGCTCTCAGAGTGATCCGTTAATAGCTGTTGGCGGAGTTAGTGAGAATTTCTTATCATGGACTTCCAACAAATTTTACGGCAACGGTGTAATTGTTAAGTACGGCCAGACTTATTTTAGAAGTCTTAGAAGCCATACTAGTAACAATACATTTGATAGTGCAGAATGGAAACAACTTTCTGCACTGCCTGTAACCGGAGCAGTTCAAGCATTTAAAAGAAGAAATTATAATAAATTAGTAACTAATCGATTGAATTACGGTACATTAATGACTTCAATTCAAGAAGTTGTTGACTTTATGTTAGGCTATCAAGAATACTTAATTAGTATTGGATTTGTATTTGATGGTTATGATACAACAATTCAGGCTTCTATGGATTGGTTTACCTCTGCAAAAGAATTTATGTTTTGGAGTAAACACAATTGGAGTGAAGGATCGTTATTAACATTAAGTCCTAACTCTCAAAAAATTAATGTTAGTATTTCATTAGGTGTTGCAGATAGTTTCTTAGATAGTTTTTATGATTATCAGATTCTACAAGATGACGGCACACCACTAGGCCCGCAATATATTAATGTAAGTCGAGATTATAAAAATTTAATATTATCAACTACTAATACAAATCGTGGTATCTATTTTATAAGAGCAAACTTTGTTCTCAAAGAACACATTGTAATATTTGATGACAGAACAGTGTTTAATGATGTAATGTATGATAAGCCAACCGGCTATCGACAAGAACGTATTAAGAGCCGAGGGTTCCGTACGGTGGATTGGGATGGTGATTATACCAGTCCTGGTTTCTTGTTTGACAATGTCAATATCGCAGTATGGCAACCATTTACTGATTATCGATTAGGTGATATTGTTGCACACAAGTCATATAATTGGACCAGTAAAACTAATCAATTAGGTACTCAAGAATTTATAGACGCTAACTGGACAAAATTAGATTCTACTCCTACTAAAGGGTTAGTAGCTAATTTTGATTATAGAATTAATCAATTCGAAGACTATTATGAAGTTGAAGCCGACGGCGTAGGATCTAGCCAACGTGAGTTAGCAAGACATGCAATAGGATACCAACCAAGAGAATACCTCCAAGGGTTAGCAGAAGATGAAATTAGTCAATTTAGATTATATCAGGGATTTATTAGAGAAAAAGGCACAAACAATGCTGTAACTAAAGTATTTGATAAACTTAGTAGAACAGCAGACGACAGTGTAGTGTTAAACGAAGAATGGGCATTTAAAGTTGGAGAATTGGGCGGAGTTGAACAACTAAGAGAAATTGAGTTTGAAATTTCTAAAGAGTCTATACAAATAAATCCACAACCTACATTAATTGTTGCTGAAAAATCTACAGTTATTGTTGATCAAAATTTAAGAATTGATCCAACTAAGTTTACACTTGCTCCGTTGCCATTTACATCTAACATTACACCGTTAGCATCTTTTGATAAAGCTACTCGTTCCGCAGGACCTGTCCATCTCAACGACATTGATTTTGTTGTTAAGATTAGAGATGATATTTTAAATATCAACATTGCATCAGTTGCAGACAACGATCATTTTTGGGTAACATTTGATAGTTACAAATGGACAGTCCTAAGATACAACGAAGCACTATCTTTAAGAATTGTTTCGGTATTAAAAGATGGAACCGATGTAATTTTATCTTTAAGTAGAATTCATAATTTATCAATAGGTGATATTATTGGTATTATCTATGTTGCTAACCTAACAGGATTCTACAAAATAACAGCAGCAACCTCAACAACTATTACAGTTAAAACAACAAGCAGTGACAATCCGGCGATTGAAGATAGTGCATCAGCAGTCATTGGGATTTTTACTGAGGCAAAAGCAAACACTTATCAGGACTTAGATTATAGAACAACAGCGTTGTTGGCAACTGGTTCTAAGATTTGGATTGATTCAAATGAAGCGGGAAAATGGGAAGTTGTTGAAAAAATTAAACAATATCAAACTTATGATCTAGTTGATTATGGTATTACTGCTCCGTTAAATACCGGAACGGCAATTGCATATATTGAACCGTTGAAACAAATAGCAACATCGTTGCCTGCGTCTGGATATGTGATGATCTACACTGATAGAACAGCAGTAAATCAATCATTAGGATTAAAGCAGATGGTTGCACCAGTTGATGATCTTAGTGCGCCAGTTGCTGGAGTATTTGGAGAAGTTATTGCAGTTAGTCCAGACTATAAATGGTTGGCTATTGCATCTCCAAGGGCAACCGCAGTACCGTCACATTATATAGGAGAGTACGACCCTGCTTCTGAGTATATCACCGGATCGATCGTATTAAGCGATGGTAAGTTATGGAAAGCAGTTACTAATGTACCTCGAGTTCCGGTAGACGAACGAGACGATGGTTCCTCTATCTGGATAACTATTGGTTCTCATCTATGGGAGCCTGCAACAATAGTTGATGCAACGCCTATTGGTCAAGGCACTGGATTTGTTAATCAAGGCATGATATCTTTGTACAAGTATCAAAATGATCAATGGGAAAACGTTTATAATTTTGTAAGTCCAAGACCAGCAACTGATGAAAGATTTGGTAGTTCGGTATCTTTTGGAGTTAGTGGAAAAACATATTACATGGCAGTCTCAGCTACCGGCTCAATGTGCGATCCTCAAATCGGCGCTGCTACTGGTCGTGGCAGAGTCTACATGTATTACTATAACGGTGTTACATGGTCACATCATGAAAATACAAATTATCTAGGAATCTATGATACAACCGGAGCTACAGTGTATCCAACAGGCAGTGTTGTGTGGGCCGAAGATAGTCTATGGCAAGCGGTAAATGAAACTGCTGGTGACGGAAGCTCTATATCTATTGATTCAGTAGATTGGTTAAAATTAGATCCAGTTTCTACAAGTAGTTCCTTGCCGACTAATGTATCCGTTAATGATGACGGTTCTACCTTAGCGATGGGATTATTATCTACAAGTCAACAAGCCGAGTTAGTCAAAGACGGTGATAATTTTGGACACAGTCTATGCATGTCACGCGATGCTAGTGTATTGGTAGTAGGCGTGCCAAATAGCGACGGGCAATTCTTTAATAATTACAAGGGTATTTGGAATACATATCAAGAATACGTAGCTAATGATGTTGTAAAATATCAAGATAGTTATTATATACTCCTTGATGTTGATACCGGAGACTCGGCAACTGTTAGCAAGAATGAAAGACCTGACGAAGGATCTCCTTGGGAAGTTACAGGTGATAGCACATACACTACAACTGGCAAAGTTTTTGTCTACCGTCGAAATACAGCAGGTGTTTATAATTTAACGCAAACACTCACAGCTCAAACACTGGGCGACGGAGTTATAGCATCTGGCGACAAATTTGGCACAGCAATTGACATTGATGCATCAGGTACTACTCTTGTTGTTACAAGTCCGTTGGCTGATTTAGTAAGAGAGAATCAAGGTGCAGCCTATGTTTTTAAATATAGTGCAACATCTTTGAAATTTGAATTATCACAACAATTACAAACCTACGAAAATTATACTAATGAATACTTTGGAACAAGTGTATCTATAAGTGCCGCAACTGAACGTATTGTTATCGGAGCAAAAGATGCTGGATATACATTACCAACAACATTCGGAGCAGGCACAGAATTTGACAGCAGAAGAACAATTTTTAGCGGTCGACTACGATTCCCAGGGCAAGTTTATGTTTATGAAAGAAAAGATCAAGGATATTTCTTAGCTGAAAAATTAGAAGCAGAATTTAAAGCGTATGAATCGTTTGGTGCTTCTGTTGACTGTACAAATTCTGTAATTGCCGTAGGATCACCTACATATACACTTGATGGCGATGAAATTGGTAGAGTTAGATTATTCAAGAAAACAGCAAATAAAGACAGCATTAATATTATTAGAAGCCAAACTGATCTAGTTGACTTAGATTCTATTAAAAATATTGAACTATACAATAAACAAAAGAATTTAAAAATTGCAGATGTTGATATTATTGATCATTATAAATTAAAAATTCTTAGCGTTGCAGAAGAAGATATTAAATTTAAAACTGTATACGATCCCGCAACCTATATAAAGGCAACTGACAACGAAACTATCGATGAAACCCAAGCATGGCTTGAAAATCATGTTGGAGAAGTTTGGTGGGATCTTAGCACAGTTAAATTTATAAATGCTGAACAAGATGAATTGTCTTATAGAGTTGGAAATTGGAGCACACAAGTTCACGGATCGTCAGTTGATGTATACGAATGGGTTGAAACACCGTTGTTGCCGTCTGAATGGAGTCTATTAGCAGATACTGTTGAAGGACTGGCAGAAAGTATCAGCGGACAACCTAAGCATACAGACGATACAGTTTATAATACAAAAATATTATATAATGCAACAACTGGTAATCCTACAAGTACAATGTACTATTACTGGGTTAAAAATAAAACAGTATTACCAATTAATAAAGATAGACGAACATCAGTAGCAACAATTGCATCGTATATTGATAGCCCTATTAGTACAGGTATTCCGTTTGTTGCATTATTAGGATCAGATAAATTAGCTTTTTATAATTTTTCATCTATTATCAGTACAGACTCTGTATTGGTTAATATAGAATATAATAAAAATTCTGTAGAAGCAAATCCAGTTCACAGAGAATATCAGTTATTGACTGAAGGAGTTGCAGATAATATTCCTGCAGAATTCTTAGAGAAAAAATGGATAGATAGTTTGGTAGGATTTGACGAAGCTGGAAATACAGTTCCCGACATCAATCTATCAGAAAAACAACGATACGGTTTAAGTTTTAGACCAAGACAAACAATGTTTGTTAATAGAGAAAAGGCTTTAAAAATTGTTATAGATAATATTAATGCCATACTATTAACTAGACCATTTGTCGATACTATTAATTTTAAAAATCTGTCAGCAACAGATTCAATTCCTAGTTTCTTATTAAATCGCTATGATTTAGAAGTTAATAATTTTATTGATTTAGAACAAGTAGGTACAGTTAAAGTACGTCAAGCAATCTTTTCAGTTAATATTATTAATGGAGAAGTTGATACTATAGATATTATTGATCCCGGGTTTGGATATCGAACAACACCGTATATTGTAATCGAAGGCACCGGAACTGGAGCCAAAGCAGTAATTACAATAGATAGTCAAGGTAGAGTTAATTCGATAACTGTTACAAATCGAGGAAAAAAATATCTATCAGCATTTGTTAAAATTAGAGCATTTTCGGTGTTAGTTAATAATGACTCTAGTGATAAAGGTTTCTGGAGCATCTATTCTTGGGATCAGCAGAGAAAAATATTTTATAGAAGCCGAACTCAAGGATACGATACAAAAATATATTGGGAGTATACTGATTGGTGGGCATCTGGATTTAACCCAACTTCAAGAATTGCAGAAGAAATTATAAGTCTTTACGAAGAACCAACAGTTTCATTATCTGTTGGAGCATTACTTAGAGTTAAAGAATATTCAAATGGTGGATGGGCTGTTTTAGAAAAAACAAAAACTGGTTTAGGTAATTTATTAAACAACTATAATTTAGTTGGAAGAGAAAACGGCACTATTTTTATCAAAGATAGCTTATATAATGCTTTAACTACCGCATTGGGTTATGATAATGTTGGTTCGTATGATGTTGCATATTACGATTTACAGCCGATTGCAGAATTAAGAAATATTTTAAAGGCTGCAAAAGAAGATATTTTTGTTGACGATTTAAGAGTAGAATGGAACAAATTATTCTTTAGTTCTGTAAGATATGCCTTCTCTGAGCAAGAATACATTGATTGGGCGTTTAAAACTAGCTTCTTAAATGCGATACATAATGTTGGAGATTTAGATCAACGCCCTAATTATAAAAATGATAATTTAGATCAATTTAGAAATTATATTGAAGAAGTTAAACCCTATCGAACAACTATAAGAGAATACACAAGTCGATATACAGAAAATGAAAACTTCTACGGTGGCACAATAGACTTTGATTTACCACCTGCCTATTCAGTAAGAGATGGTAAAATTTTGCCAGTAAGTGCTCAGTACAATCGATTTAATGAGTATCCCTGGAAATGGTGGGCAGATAATAATGGATACTCAATTACTTCTATAGCAGTAGCTAATGCAGGAAGTAATTATACATCACCTCCTAAAGTAATAATTACAGGTAACGGAACAGGAACTACTGCTACTGCATTTATTGCAAACGGAAAAGTTTCCGGAATTCGAGTTGATACTAAAGGATCTGGTTATACTTCAACCCCTATAGTTACATTGGTTGGTGGAAACGGCACAAGTCAAGATATTGCTACCGCTGCTGCTATTATAGGCGATACTAAAGTTAGATCTTTTGACCTAACAATGAAATTTGACAGGATTACTAAATCCGGTTTGTATAAATCATTCACACAGTCTCAAACTTTTATAGCCACCGGATACAGTGCGGTTTTTAATTTAAAATATGCACCAACGCACGATAAAACAAAAATTCAGGTAATAAAAAACGGCACAATTATTTTAAAAAATGAATACACTATTTCTCTTTACAAAGATTCAATTGATGGTTATTCAGTATTAAAAGGAAAACTAGGATTCAATATAGCGCCAAAAGCTGGAGATATAATCATTATTGATTATGATAAAAATGATGAATATCTTGATGCTGTTAACAGAATTAACAAGTATTATGCTCCTACTGCTGGAATGAAAGGGAACGAAATCGGGCAATTAATGACCGGGATTGATTTTGGCGGTGTTCAGGTACAAGGCACAACTTTTGATATTACCGGCGGGTGGGATGCCCTACCTTGGTTTACTGACAGCTGGGATAGTGTTGAAAGTAATTCCGATTATCATTATGTTGCAGACGGTAGTACTACCTATGTAGTATTACCTTACATTCCAGAAAATAATTCACCAATATCTATATACCTAAAAAGAGTAGATGCTACTAGGGCAGTACGTATTGACGATCCATTCTTTCTAGTGTATGATGGAATAACTCCTCAGCCTAACGGCAGAGTTACTGCACCCGACTCTGCATTAATGCCAACATTTGTAGGGGATGGTTCTACAAATGTTATTCAGCTACATGATGCAATTACTGATCTTCCTTATGTTACAGTTTCTACAGGCGATGTATTAATTTTCCGAAAACTAGATAGCGATGGATCAGTAACAATTACTGATGTTAATTTATTAGATACTAGAATTAGTGGCGGATCGTTATCTAACATGGGCGGTGCGTATGTAACAGCAACTGGTTTGACTCCTGAAGAAATTGTGATTGACGGTGATAAATTTGTTACGCCTGATCAAGTTCCGGCTCCTGAAGAAAATGTTCCAGGGCAAGTTTTAGATAGCTTGAGCATTAAAGTTTTTACATCGACTGATCCCGGGTCAACACCTCTACAATCTAAAGTATTGATCAGTAACGGTGCTACAAAAATATTCAATATAGGATTATCAATTGTTGAATCTAAATCGGTTATCGTTTATGTAGATAAAATTAAACAAGAAAATCCAACAGATTACATTATTAATTTTGTTGACAATACTATAGAGTTTGAAGTACCTCCGGCGCAAGGTACTATTATTGAAATCATATCTATAGGCAGAGGCGGTATCGGTCTACTTGATTATCAAGAATTTGTTGCAGACGGCACAACTAGTTTGTTCTTAACAAAAGCTCTATATTCTCAAACTGCTTCGGTACTAGTAACAGTTGACGGCATTGCAATAGATACAGGATTTGTTAATAGTGGTGAATTTATAGATACTCAAGACAAGACTATGGTCCAGTTTGGTGACATGCCTACTTATAGACAAGTAGTTAAAATTATTTGTTTTGGAAATAGTACAGAAACTGATTCAACAGGCTATCCTTTTGTTAGAATTAATCAACAAACAATTGTATATGATGGCAGTACCAGAAGTTTTGATTTAGACAAATTTGTTCCTTTATCTAGAGGTTCAGTTTTGTCTGCAATGTTAGTGGAAGTTAACGGAGTACAATTAACCGGAATTGACACAACTTACACAGTTTATAATGGAACAAATAATGCTATTGAGTTAGGAATTGATCCTGCTGAAGCCATCGGTACTATTACATCGGGCGCAATTAAAGTCTACATTAACAATATATTGCAGAGATTTGTTATTGACTATACATACAATGGTAATTTGAATTTAATTGAAATTTCTACAGAAAATTTAAGCATTGAAGATATTATTCGAATTGAGACTAGTACCAGAACAGAATTTTCAATAGTTAGTGGAAACATAGTTATAGATTCAGCAGTGCCATTGGCAGTAGACGACATTATAAATGTAACATGGTTCAGCGAATATCCGACTATGGATATTATTTCCGACGAATATACAGGCGGGAAAGTACAGTATCAATTGTCTCGAACACCATTAAGTGTAAATTATGTCTGGGTTTATAAAAATGGTGTTAGATTAACTCAAGATAGGGATTATCATATTTCATCACCTAGATCGGTATTATATCTAACTGACAATACAAATTCATCTGATAAGATTAAAATAGTTCAGTTTGGTAATATCATTTATGCGCCACCTAGGGCCTTTGAAATCTTTAAAGATATGTTAAACAACTATCATTATAAGAGATATTCAAAAAAGAATTCAGTTAAATTAGTTAATGATGTAAATTATTACGATACTACAATTGAAGTAACAAATGGTACCCTATTACCTGATCCGTTGCCTATTAGAAATATTCCAGGAGTTATTATTATTAATAATGAAAGGATTGAATATTTTGCAAAAACAGAAAATACTATTTCACAATTAAGAAGAGGTAGTTTAGGCACAGCTATTGCTGAAAAACACAATGCTGATAGTTTTGTTATCAACGTTGGGTTTACCGAAACATTACCGTATACTGAAACTCAAGAAAGAGCAGATTTTACCAGCGATGGTAGCACAATATTAGTAGGTCCGTTAGATTTTATCCCAACACAAAGTTCTAGAACAACTTGGTATAGAGATACGATTCCTACAGGATACGGACCATGTGATACTGTTGAAGTATTTGTTGGCGGCAAACGATTGATTAAAAATCCTATGTCTATCTATAATGAAGATTTAGGAATTTCTAGTCCGTCATCGGATATTATGATCGAAGCCGAATTTTCTGTAGACGGTGTTAGCAAATATATTAGATTAACTGAATCAGTACCAGCTGGCACCCGCATTACTATAATCAGAAAACAGGGTAAAATTTGGTACGATCGCGGCCAAAATACTCCTAGTAAAGGTATTAGCTTATTATCAAACAACACCCCTGTAGCTAATTTCATTGCAAACAGTAGCACAGAATTGCCTGAATAAATACACTATCATGAATAAAACAGAGACCAATATGCCAGATAATCAAACAAATAAACCTTCTGAAAAAACACCCAACGAAACAGGTGGATTCCATTTTGAAGGTCATATCAAAATATTTGACCCAGAATCGGGTGATGTGTTTATTGACAAACGAAACGCCATCCATTACGAAAATATGAGCGTTGCTATGGTAAATGCTATTTCCAATCAAGGGCAAGGAACAATCTACGAAATGGTATTTGGAAATGGTGGTACTACTGTAGATCCAACCGGACTTATTACATATCTAACTCCAAATACCGTTGGAACAAATACTAGTCTTTATAATCAAACTTATATAAAGATAGTAGATCAAAGTGCATCTGAAAATGCAGATCCTATTAGAAATAAAATGGAAATTAGACACGTCAGCGGAGCAACATATAGCGATATCATTATTAGTTGTATTCTAGACTACGGAGAACCCGACGGCCAAGAAGCCTACGATAACAGCCAGGATTTAAACGGAGATTTTGTTTTTGATGAGTTGGGATTGCGATCTTATAATCCATTAGGTGATGGCAAGTTGTTAACACATGTAGTTTTCCACCCTGTACAAAAATCTTTGAATAGATTGCTACAGATTGATTATACAATCCGTATTCAGAGCTTAACCAGCTTCACTGAGGTATAATAGATGCCATATATTGTTAATTTTACAGATAAAGAAAATAAACTACCAATTACAGTTTATGATAATACTTCTAGTACAGATACTAGTTTAACATTTCCGGGAAGGAATGTGACAGGATACGGCCAGACTATTGCTGAAAATTTCTTAGCGTTACTAGAGAATTTTGCCAAAGAAACTGCTCCGGTGAATCCAGTAGAAGGCCAATTATGGTTTAACACTGCTGATGGTGTATTACAGTTATGGGATAGCACAACTTGGAAAGCAGCTAGTAATATTCAAAAGGGAGGAGTCGAACCTCCAACTGCATCTTCAGCGGTCGGTGAACTATGGGTTGACACTACAAATCAACAATTATATGTTTATTCCGGAGCTCGTTGGATTTTAGTCGGCCCTCAGTTTAGCACTGGATTGCGTAGCGGCCCTATTGTTGATTCGGTAATTGACTCTGACAATATATCAAGAGTTATTTTAATATTTTATGTTGAAGATATCCCTGTAATTATTTTTAGTAAAGATGCATTTACTCCAAAAATTTCTATAACAGGATTTGTAACTATTAAATCTGGATTAAACATTACATCAAATAACGTTAGTATAGGTACAGCCGAAACTAAAATTTGGGGCACAGCCACTTCAGCTGAGTCGCTAACAGTAGCCGGAGTTGAAATTGCTGCTAGTAAATTTTTAAGATCCGATGTAGCAAATCAAACATTAGAATATGGCATTGGCATTAGAAATAATCAAGGCGTTACTATTGGAGTAGACGGTACATTTAGTATTAGTAACAGTGAAACAGCAGCCAAAATTTATAATTCTAGTCCTGGATCAAGTGTTGATTTACAAATCAATCGAGATGGAATACCTTCAACGGTATTACGAGTCATTAACAATAATGTTGGTATTAATGTAGCAAGCCCCGACGAAGCATTACACATCGACGGTAATATTAAAACTAACGGATCACTAGTGTTAACTGATACTACAATGAGTAGTAATTTTAATAATGGTACTTTTAGAACTGCCGGCGGCGCTGCAATATCAAAAAACTTAATAATTGGTGACGGACTTAAAGTGACCGGAGTTAGTGAATTTAATAATATTCAACCTAATACCACAGATTTGCATGATCTAGGAACCGTTCTTAAACGATGGAATGTTGTTAGAACAAAAACATTAGTAGCTGAAACAATCGAAGGTGTGTTAACAGGTAACATTGTAGGAAATGCTTCAACTGCAACAAATTTAAAATTTGTTACTACATTTAAAATGGAAGGTGATGTTACATCACCTAGTCTTCAATTTGATGGTCAAGTCAATGGTCTTACAAAAACGTTTACTACATCGTTAACATCTGGTCTTATCAGCAGTAAAAGTGAACCACTGCCTAATGTATCTAAGCCATCTGATTATGTTTTAGTGTATAGAGGGACTGAAGGACTTTTAAAAGAATCTAGAGATGTATTTGTTTCAGATCTAGCAGTACCATTAGGCGGAATTTTACCGTATGCTGGTATTTCAGCACCATACGGCTATTTATTATGTGATGGTAGTGAACTTGAAAGAACCAAATACAGTGATTTATATGATATTATAGGTACAACTTATAACGGTTCGATCCCGTTAATTGGTGTAAACACATTTAGATTGCCTGACCTTAGAGGAAGATTTGCGCTAGGTAAGGATAACATGGATAACGCTGGAACAGTTCCAAACTCTACAGGCGGGTATGTTGACGCTGGTGGAGGTAATGTCGACAGAGTAGCAGGTACTGCGCCGGATAATTTAGGCGAAGGTGGAGGTCAAAGTTCTAATAGTTTATTAGTGTCTAACATACCACAACATGAACATAACATGAAAGGGTCAACAGGACAACAATATTATGCAACTAGGGTCGACAGTGCAATTCCTATCGATACTGGTTCGTTATCAGATAAAGGTCCAACTACGGTCGGACAGAGTCAATATCTTCCAACTAGCGGTGGTATTAAAACAGCGGGATCTTTAGGACAACCTTTCTCGGTTATGAATCCGTTCTTAACACTGAACTATATTATTCGTTCTGGTCCTCCAGCATTCTAAGGTAAACATAAATGGCATATACAATAAACAAAACCGATGGAACAATTTTAGCTACAGTTGCAGACGGACAAGTTGATACATTATCCTCAGATTTGACCTTAATAGGAAAAAATTACAGCGGATTTGGTGAATCGTTAAATGAAAATCTAGTTAAATTATTAGAAAATTTTTCAAACGCAGCAGCACCAACGCATCCTATTAGAGGACAAATTTGGTTCGATGTTACTGAATCAAAGTTAAAAGTTTACAACGGAACAGGATTTATTCCAGTTAGCAGTGCTACAATTTCCGGAACTCGTCCTACCAGTCTAGGAGTAGGAGATTTATGGTTCAATAATGTTGATAAACAATTATATTTCTATGATGGCACTAATACAATATTATTAGGGCCTGATTATTCTGTTGGCCAAGGAGTCAGCGGATTACGAGTAGCTAGTGTATTAGATACATTAAATCAAAATCGAGTTGTAACATACTTGTACACAAATGGAATTTTATTAGGTATATTTTCTAAGGACAGTTTTACACCAAAATTAGCAATTGATGGATTTAGTGGAAATGTCGAGCCTGGATTTAATGCTAGTACATTAAGCGGCATTAAATTTAATGTTACTGCTAGTAATTCGGACAAATTAGGTAATCAACCAGCAAGTTCTTATGTACGTAATGATACATCAAATATTGTTAACGGTCAAATTATTATTTCATCAAATTTAGGTTTGATTATCGGTGATGCAAATCAAGGGCAGTTACAAGTTCAAGACGGTAATGTTCTTATTGCTAACATTGCATCTAACAAAAACTTAATTCTTAACGTTAGACGTGACGTTATTGCTGAAGAAGCTATAAAAATTGAATCTGCAGATCGAATTATTAATATGTATAGTGGTCAGCTAAGTAGCGAAGTACGCATGGGTGGAAGTTTAACAGTTGAAGGAAATTTAACTGTTAATGGTGATGTGGTTACAGTCAACACCAGCGTAATGACAGTTGAAGATAAAAATATTGTACTTGCAAAACAAACAGATACAATACCTACTAATGCAAATGCTGCCGGCGGCGGCGTAATATTGCAAGGTGCAACGAGCCATATATTGTTATGGCACGATGTTGGACAAGCAGCTCAAGCAGCAACCTCCGGTGCTTTAGCCGAAGGCTATAACGATGCATTGCCGGAATTGTTTAGTGGAAGCTGGAATAGTTCAGAACATTTAAATTTATCGTCCGGAAAAGAATTTAAAATTAACGGTGTCACTGTATTATCTGCTACAGCATTGGGATCTAGTATTACAAGTATTCCTGGAGTAACATCATTCGGTGCTCAGACTCAGATAACAGTTGATCAATTGTTTTTTAATGATACCGCAATTGAAGTCACAGCACCAAATACTGATTTAATTTTAACTATCAACGGATCGGGTACATTAAATCTAGGTAATAAAATAATTTCAAATGTATTGGCTCCTCGTTCTCGACCCCTTAGTTTATTAGATCCCGACCCTGGAGCAACAGATGCTGCAAACAGAGAATATGTTGATCAGAAGACTGAAAGCCGAAATTTAGCCTTTAGTATGGATATTTCGGACGGAATTGCAAACTCCGGTATTTCAGCATTATTAGAACAAATTGCCCCAGTTGCAGAATATAGAAATGGCACACTAGCACGTATTTTATGTTCATTTGCAGTCAACGGTACAACAAATTTAGATATTAATCCAATTCTGTCAACAAGTAATACAGAATTTGTAACACCCACTGGCACTGCATTTGGTTTAAGTAATGTAAATTTTGCAACAGCCACAATAGCAGCACCCGGCTTGTCTATTTCAAGGACAGTTAAAACTTTCCAGATTATTAGCGGTGCATGGACATTTGTAAGTTAATGAGTAAATATGTAGGGAGCGAAAAATGGCGTATATAATTAACAGATTTAGCGGTCAATATCTAGTAGTACTAGAAGACGGTACTTTGGATACTTCTACTAGCATAAGTCTGGTAGGACGTAACTATACCGGTTACGGCGAGGTACAAAATGAAAACTTTCTACATTTGTTAGAAAATTTTGCAAATGAATCTCCACCGGCTAGACCGTTGTCAGGTCAAACATGGTATAACACAAAAACTAATTCGCTCAGCGTTTATAATGATTTAGGATGGGCTCCTGTAGGATCGGCAATAATTTCACCTACAGAACCTACCGGATTTAACGGTAGTCTCTGGTATAACACCGGCACTGATCAATTATCAGTTTACCAAAATAATATTTGGAATGTCATTGGCCCAGAAGCAGTAGCGGGGTTTGCTACTACACAATTAAAAGCCAGACGTGTTTTAGATGCATCCGGAGTTAATCGTGCTATTTTAGAATTATTAGTTGATGGTGCTACTATTGCCGTATGTTCTAATAATGATTTTGTTTTAAATTCCCTGAATCCAATAGCTGGATTTTCCGAAATAACTACAGGAATTAATACTAATCCGTCAAAACGTCTAATTGGAAATTTAACCGGAAACGCCGACACAGCCAGTAGACTAACTCCAGGTAAAACTGTTAACGGTGTATTTTTTGACGGGCAAAACAATATTGAGATTAAAGCTAGCACTACTAATGTACTAACTCGTGGAACATATCTTACTGGTGGTAACTTTGATGGTTCCGCAACAACAACATGGTCAGTTGATGCCTCAACATCTAATACTGTGGGAAAAATTGTTGTAAGAGATAGTGCTGGTGATTTCGCTGCCGGAACAATCACGGCAGACTTAATAGGAAATGTTACAGGTAATGTATCGGCTACAACAGGTACCAGTTCATTTAATATTATTCAAGCAAATCAAATTATTGGAGCAACACTTTCCGGCAATGCAAATACTGCTAACAGATTAGCAACTTCTAGAGAAATTAACGGTGTTTCGTTCGATGGATCTCAAAATATTACAATCCCAGTAGATGGAATTGACATTTCTGGATCAACATTAGCAAATAACTTAATCACTTCGAGTCTAACATCTTTAGGAACATTAAACAGTGTAGATGTTAGTTCAACAGGACACATTACCATAGGCGGCCCGAGCCTAACTACAGCAAATATGTCTATAATTGTCGACGGAGTTACTCCAACAATTATAGGTAATACTGGATCAATAAAAATCAATATTCTTGATTCAACCCAGCCAGGCGGAAAAACAAATTTTGCATTCATTAATTCTACAGTTTCTTTAGTTTCCGGAGGCGTAGCTGCTCCTGCATTTATTCCAGATTCTGCAAATAATACTAATTTAGGTATTTCTACTCGCAAATGGAATGCAGTGCATGCCAATTTATACTACGGAACCGCAGCAGACTTAGCCGAAAACTATGTTGCAGATGCAGAGTATGAGCCAGGAACCGTATTAGAGTTTGGTGGAGAATTTGAAGTAACAATAGCAGCTAATGCCACTAATAAATTAGCAGGAGTAGTCACTACAAATCCTGCATATTTAATGAATAGCGAGTGTGTAGGAGAGATTGTCATAGGAATTGCCTTGCAAGGTAGAGTTCCGTGTAAAGTTCAAGGAAAGATATCCAAGGGTGATATGCTAATAAGTGCTGGGAACGGAGTTGCTCAAGCAGCTGGTAATTTGTTAGCCATAGGCACAATAATTGGCAAAGCATTAGAGAATTTCGACGGAGTTTTTGGCGTAATCGAAGTTGCTGTGGGTAGAAATTAAATCATCATATTTACGATAAATAACAGTTATAACGGAGTTGATCAATGGCATATCAAGTAGACAAATTTAATGGAACTTTCTTAGTCTCAGTAGACGACGGCACCATTGATACTACCACCGATTTACGCTTTGTAGGCAAGAACTATGCCGGATACGGCGAAGTACAAAACGAAAACTTTTTGCATTTATTAGAAAATTTTGCAAATACAAGTCAGCCTCCTAGGGCTATTACTGGACAAATTTGGTTTGATAGTGGTAATAAAAAATTAAGATTTTATGACGGTACTAATTTTAGGACTGCAAGCGGAGCTGAAATAGGACCAACTGCACCCAACGGACTACAATCTGGAGATTTTTGGTTCGATACTAGCTCAGACCAATTAAAAGCATGGAACGGCACAGAATTTATTTTAATTGGGCCAGAAGCAGCCCCAGATTTAGGTGCAAGTGCAGTTGTCTCACAAGTTGTCAAAGACACGTTAGGAAATAACCATACAATTGTTAAGTTTAATTCTGGTGGAGATACTGTTTCTATTGTTAGTAAAGATGCATTTACACTAAACAGCGTCATTAATCCTATTACAGGATTTGATGTTATTAAGAAAGGCATAACGCTAGTCAACACAAACGGAACAACCGGAGTTACAACTACTGATCATTACTTCTGGGGAACAGCCAGTAACGCTGCTAGATTAGGTGGATATCTAGCAAGTGACTATGTTAGAACTGGTGAAATTGCCTTCACGCAAGAAATTTCATTTAGCGATGCAGGATTTACAATAGGTGATCAAAACGACATACGTTTTAGAATTGAAAATGGCGACGAACCAGTAATTGAAAATCGCTTAGGCAATACTATAACTATTCGAGTTCGAGTCACTGATAGCGATCTACGTAATGTTGCAATTTTTACCCCAACTGCAATAATTCCAGGTACTAATAACTTTTTTAATATTGGAAGTTCAACTAGCAAATATGCAAATATATATGCAACTACATTTCTAGGAAGTTTAACCGGAAATGTTACAGGCAATTTAGTTGGATCTACAAAAGGTAATGTACTTGCAGAAGATTTATCGATAGCTTTTAATGCAACCAGTAAGACGTTTGCAGGCGCATTTGCCGGAACATTAACCGGTAATGTAATTGGATCAGTTACTGGTACATCGTCCAATGCCCTTACACTTAACAGTCTAGTAGGCGAGTTAGGTGCAGTAAACAGTTCTATTGCATTACGAGATAGTTTAGCCAATATTACAGCTAATAGATTTATCGGAGTTGTTGATAAGGCCGATAGGCTTAAAATAGATAATACAGCAGTTGACACAGATCCAGTGTACAAATCTGCAAAAACAACAGCAACATCAAATACTATTGCAGCTAGAGACGGATCTGGGAACTTAACTGCTAATTTATTTCAAGGCACTGCAACAGCCGCACAATATGCTGATTTAGCTGAGAAATATTTATCTGATGCCCAGTACGAACCCGGCACTGTAGTATGTATTGGTGGTGAAAAAGAAGTCACTGCCAGCTCTTGGGGCAAACGTGCTATTGGTGTAGTAAGTACTAATCCAGCATTTATGATGAATAAAGATCTTGAAGGCGGCACATATATTGCACTTAAGGGTCGTGTTCCAGTAAAAGTCATCGGACGTATTAAAAAGGGTGACGAATTAATTGCAGCCAATGATGGATGTGCATCATTTGCAGTACCACACGCAACTGGAGTCTTTGCAGTAGCATTAGAATCTAGTGATGACGATGGTATTAAAATGATTGAAGCATTGGTATTATAAGGATAAGACATGGCAATCGGTGATCTAATTTCGGCAACGGATTATAACAGTATTCGAGACAAAGCAATTGCTTTGATAGGAACAGGTAAAACTCCTGAGTTAACTTATTTTTACGATGCATCGCATGGATACGGGCAAACAACTTTTAGTTCGGCGGTAGTATCAGGAAATCAAGTAACAAAAGCTCAGTGGGATGCATTACGCTATGATCTTTACAATACATTAATACATCAAACTGGAGTCACACCTAGTATTGTACAAATTGCAGTAGGCGGTCTTATTGCCTACGGTGCTGGAAATCCCAACACTCAATATTCTACTTTAGCAGATACAGCAAAAACAAATAGATTTAATCTGGGATCCGGCCAATTTGTTACAGATGCATTAGCATCAACTTCAACTTCTTCGTCCTGGTATCAGTCACGTAGCACAACTGCAACGGTTACATTTAACACTGCCGAAGAAGCAAGATTCTTTTTTAACAGCGGCGGGTCAATACGTTTTTCAAGCTCAAGAACCGGTGGCACTAGTGGCGTCCAACAAAATACTGCGTGGAGTAATTTATTAGCATCTGCCGGAGCACAGGGTTTTGGAGCTATTACTGCTGGAGTTAATTTTTATAATTTAACAACATCGTATCAACAATATTATTCTTTAGTTGCAAGTAGTCCGTATTCTGCAAATAATTGGAAATTAGAAGCAAAGTCCGATGTAGCTAACAATTCTAACGGTACTGCTACTGTTTTAACATTTAGAATTACATGGACAGACGGATATTATGATCCAGGTCCTGAGCCTAGTCCAGCCCCTGGCGATCTAGTTGACGGAACGTTATCATTATCAGTTACTGCTGTTAGAGCCTACGGAGTATTGCAGCCCACTGGAACTGCAGGTAGTTTTGCAATTGTCGGCCCTGCATCGACGGTACTAGATCCAATTACTGGTAGTTAAATTTTTACTCCTGTTAAGTGCCACATAAATAATGTGCGTATTTAATAGGAGATCTCATGGACGAACGTCTACAAAAAGCCTTAGATTTTTCAAACTACAGGCAAACGCTAGCTATTCAGCGTAAAACTCTTAAAGAGAAAATTAATGCTAGGCTTACCTACGGCTGTAATGGGGGTCTCTTTAAAATTGATCAAACGCTTATAGCATTTGTTCAGATGTTAATTAATGAAGGTCGTGTTGAAAACATTCCTTTAATTGATATTAATGAAAATCCAATCCTAATTGCTGATTTAAATGCATTTAGAGATGAAATATTAGATAGATATTTTTCAGCTACATATGAATATTTAGAAGAATATCAAAAAATTAAATCTAGTAGAACTGTTGAAAAATTATTAGATCTATGACTAAAGGTATTTTAATATTTGCTCACAACAATCCGCAAATTGATTACGGATTAATGGCAATTATATCGGCTGGCCTGGCAAAGAAAAATCTTAAGGTGCCTGTTAGTCTAGTGACTGACAAATGGACAATTGCTTGGTTAAAAGAATCAAATATGTATTCTAAAGCAGAATCTATTTTTGATAAGATAATTGAAGTAGACAAGCCAGTAACTAAAAACTATAGAAAATTGCACGACGGATTCAATAGTCAAACAATTCCTTTTGAAAATTCTAACAGATTTAGTGTTTGGGATTTAAGCCCTTACGATAAAACTTTAATGATCGACAGTGACTATTTGATCTTTTCTACAGTCTTAAATGAATACTGGGATATCGAAGCGCCAGTAATGATGAGTCATTCTATGAATGATATCACAGGTGATAGAGCCGGCATCCTTGATAACAGAGTTAGCGAAACTGGAATTCATATGTTCTGGGCAACAACGGTAATGTTTGATAAAAGTCCAGAAAGTCAATTCTTTTTTAAATTAGTTGATTTTATCAAAGACAATTATAGATATTACGCAGATTTATTTAGATTTAGTCCTAAACAATTTAGAAATGATATTGCATTTAGTATTGCCAAACACATTATGAATGGGTTTGAAACTGAATTTGTTTATACCTTGCCGCCAGTATTTACAATTTTTGACAAAGATATTTTACTTGATGTTGATAAAGAAAAATTAATTTTTTTAGTTGACAAGCCTCTTGACTGCGGAAGTTTTTGGGCATCTGCAACTAAAGGTGTTGATGTACACATAATTAACAAACAGAGCATTATTAGAAATAAAGATAAGTTACTGGAGTTAATATGAATTTTGGATATTTAATTATTGTATCTACTCATGCAGACATTGATTATCTTAAATGTGCATATGCAGCAGCATTGAGTATTAAGAATACACAGAAACCCGGATACGATCAAGTAGCATTGGTGATCGATAATCCAACCGTTGTTAAAAATTTAAAAAGTCCCTGGGTATTTGACTATGTGATCGAATGGAATAAAGAAAAGCATTGGGACGGTAGAAGTTGGATGGATAAATTATCCCCGTTTACTAATACTGTTTGCATAGATGCAGACATGATTTTTCTTAGAGATTACAGTCACTGGATTGATTATTTTGTTGAAAATAAAGATTTATATATTTCTAACAAATCGTTTACATACCGAGGTGAAGAAATTTCTAGTGATTTTTACAGAAAAGCATTTACAAAAAATAATATTCCTAATTTATATTCAATGTTTACTTTTTTTAAAAAGAATACAGAGATTGCAACTGAATTTTTTACGCTCGGCAGATATATTTTAAAAAATCCCACCGAGTTTAAAAATCTGTATATGGTAGATCATAAACCTAAAGTGTTAGGTACAGATGAAGCATTTGGACTTGCAGCAAAAATTTTAGATATTACCGACGAAATTTCACACAATTTAGACTTTCCAAAAGTTGTACACATGAAACCAATGGTACAAAATTGGCCATGGTCCGCTGAAAAGGTAACAGAACATGCGGGATTTTATCTCAACAAAGATGGTAATTTAAAAATTGGTAATTATCAACAAACAGATATTGTGCATTATGTAGAAAAAGATTTAATAACTGACGAAGTGATAAGTCTATTAGAGGAGATTGCATGGAACAAGAATTAATGGATTTTGATGAGTGGATCGAACTTCAACAAACTAATGTAATAGAATATCATGTAGTATACAATGCTGAGGGTGAAGTTACTAGTGTAGGTCCTTCTACCAGTGTTCAACATCATGCAACAACAATTAAAATTGATGATGATGTTGCATTGGCAATACTTGATGGTAGAGAAAATTTATTTTCTTATCGAGTTGATGTAATAACAAAAACTTTAATTAGGCTTAACAATTTTGCTACGCATACATTAACTAAAATTGACGATGTCTTACATCGAGTCATTGATAGGAAGTGGTCTAAAATTAGCTCCCCCGACATATTAATACAGCACGATGTAACAACTTCTAAATTAATATTTTCTATGGATAACAAATATAAAAAAAATATTTGGGAAGGTGATACGGAAATGAATTTCTTAATCACTGATTATAACGATCCTAATATTCTATTACAATTAATAACATTTAAAGTAGGGGACATTGCATCGAGTGATAAGATCTTTTCTGTAGATTCATCTAATCAGTTTAGTGTTTATACTAGAAGATTGTTTGATCAATATGTCATTGATACATTATGAAAACAGTTGAATTTGATGTTGTATTCTTAAGTTACGACGAACCTAATGCAGATTTGCACTATGCTGATTTATGTAATAAAGTGCCCTGGGCAAAACGTGTACACGGAGTTAAAGGTAGCGATGCTGCACACAAGGCTGCTGCTGAGTTAAGCGATACCGAATGGCTCATCACCGTTGATGCTGATAACATAGTCGATCCTAAATTTTTTAATTTAGAAATTGACACAAACAATCCTAAAATACAGGTATACAGTTGGTTAGGCAAAAACAAGCTCAACGGACTAATGTATGGAAACGGCGGATTAAAAATTTGGAAAAAAGATTTTATTCTTAATATGAAAAGTCATGAAGCTAGCGATAATGATCGTGCTCAAGTGGACTTTTGTTGGGAAGACGGTTATCAACAATTCAAAGAGTGCTATAGCGAAACAATAATTACAGGAAGTCCGTATCAAGCGTGGAGAGCAGGATTCCGTGAAGGCGTAAAAATGACCTTAGATGATGGCATTAAAATACCTCCACAGGAAATTAAAGAACGTATTTGGTGGCATAATCTTCATCGATTGCGCATGTGGAGCACAGTCGGCGCTCATGAAGAACACGGCATGTATGCTGTTCACGGTGCAAGGTTGGGTACCTGGTTAGCTAATTGTACATCATGGAACTATGTTGATGTTCGAGATTTTGAAATACTAAACAATATCTATAATGAACATGTTAATTCTAATACTATTGTTGATGACATTAAAGAGTTAGGTGACAAATTAAAAATAGAGTTAGGTCTAGATTGGCCATATCTTGATTCTAATCAAAGTCGATATACATTAGATTTATATCACGAAACTATTAAACTTACAAATACTTATTTAAAATGATATATGATATTTTTTACATTAGTAATACATCAGTTAATACTGATGCCTGGAACTTGTTTTCTAAAAGATTTCCTGCGGCAAGAAAATTAGAAAATGTAAAATCTTTTAATGATGTTAAGTTAAAATCTTTTACTAAGTTTTTTTGGATTGTCTGGGATGACTTAGTAGTATCTGACAATTTTATATTTGATTATCGAGTTGCTAAATGGGATGAATCCTATACTCATGTATTTAAAAATGGTGAATACTATGACGGAATATCACTATTTTCTAAAAATTCAACAGTATCTGAGAGAGAATTTAGCAACAGATTTTATGTTAACAAAAAGGAAATTGATGTGGTTGCATCGACACCTAAACCTTACGACAAGTTTTACATAGACACATATGAAGAATATCTAAATGCTATTGAAACTGCTACCACTGATATGTTTTGGGTAATATGGGATGAAGTATTAGTTAATCCGGAATTTGCATTTGATTTTAAAGTTCCTAAATACGATCAACATATTCCGCATGTATTTAAAAATGGCAAATATTTTGATGGAATTTGTATTTTCCCAAAAAGCACCATAGTTACCCAACGTGAGTTTGAAAACAGATTTTATATTAACAAGAAAGAAATTGATGTAGTTGCGTCGATGCCTAGGCCCTACGATATGTTTTTTATGTCGTACGACGAAACTAATGCTGATATAAATTATCAAAAGCTTCTTGATAGATTTCCATTAGCTAAACGTGTGCATGGAGTTAAAGGTATACATCAAGCCCATATTAAAGCAGCAGAATTATCTAGTACTGAAATGTTTTGGGTAATAGATGCCGATGCTGAAATACTTCCAGAATTTAATTTTGAATTTGAACAAATTCCCTATTATGATCGTCAGCGTAGAATTAATTTAATAGAAACTGTTCATGTCTGGCGCAGTAAAAATCCCGTAAACAAATTAAGATACGGATACGGCGGTGTAAAATTGTTTCCTAAGCATTTAACTATGTCAATGGATATAACAAAACCAGATATGACAACGTCTATTAGCGACAAATTTCAAGTAATGAAAGAAGTTAGTAATATAACAGCGTTCAATATTGATGAATTTAGCACCTGGAGAAGTGCATTTAGAGAATGTGCAAAGTTATCTAGTAAATCAATTGATCGAAACTATGATAAAGAAACAACAGTTAGATTAAGAATTTGGTGTGCAGTTGGAAAAAATGAGCCGTTTGGATTATATTCTATCGGCGGCGCCCTTGCAGGTTACAGATTTGGAACAGCAAATGTTGGTGACTTAGAAGAACTTTCAAAAATTAACGATTTTGATTGGTTGTTCTCCGAGTATACAGAATGGTTACCGTCGTTAGAATTGCATTTAAAAACTAAAGATCGATATAAAAAAGAAACCGATGTTGAATAATATTAATGGGGATAAAATTAAGGTTGTTGATGGAAAAATTCAATCTGTATATCTTCACGATACTGAAAAAATCCTACACGGTCTTAATGCAGTAAGTCCTAGTTTTTGTCTAGCAAAATGGTATAATGTTAGTATTCATATCCCCACGGGACAAACGCATAGTTGCTATCATCCACGCAGTCATAAAATACCTTTAGAAGAAATTGCCATTGATGTTAGTGCGTTACATAATACCAAATATAAAAAAGAACAGCGTCAATTAATGCTGGATGGTAAAAGACCAGAAGAGTGTAGTTTTTGTTGGGAAATAGAAGACAGCGGAGATAACATAAGCGACCGTGCATATAGAAGTAAAGATGTATATCGACCGGGAATCATTAATGAAGCTGTTGCCTTAGGTGCAGACGGTAACCCTGCCCCTAGGTACTTAGAAGTAAATTTTAATCAAGCCTGCAATTTACGATGCACATATTGTAGTCCACATTTATCCACAGCATGGATGCAAGATATAGAACGTAACGGTCCGTATCAATTGTCTACTAAAAAGCATAATGATATTACATGGATGCAGCAGCGTGATACAGTACCCGACAACAGTTTGTCTAATCCTTATCTAATAGCATTTTGGAAATGGTTGCCTCAAATTTATTTTAACCTTCAAACATTTCGAATGACAGGTGGCGAACCTTTAATGGATAAAAATACATTTAAAGTATTTGAATATATTAAATCTCGTCCTAAAAAAGATCTTCATCTTAGCATCACTAGTAATTGTTGTCCACCCGGCGATCAGTGGAATAAATTTTTATCAAGCCTTAAAGAAGTAACAGATACCAATGCCATAGAACATTTCATGTTGTTTTGCAGTTTAGACAGTTGGGGCAATCAAGCAGAATACATTAGAGACGGATTAAATTTTAACACACTTTATAAAAATATTACCAACTATCTACAAAATAGTAGCAAACACAGTTTAACTTTTATTGTGACTTTTAATGTGTTAAGTTACCCTAGATTTTTAGAATATTTAAAAAATATTTTATTATTAAGACAAACGTATAATACAGATCGACAGTTAATATGGGTTGACATTCCGCAACTTACTAGTCCTAATTGGATGGATCCTAGAATAGCTCCCGAGATGGCAACATTGTTAGAATCTGCCATTGAGTTTATGAAAGATAACCACGAAACTCCGGAAACTCGATTTAAAGGGTTTAAAGATTTTGAAATCAGTAAAGTACAACGATTGTTAGACTGGATTAAAACAACACCTTTTGATAAGGTATCTGCATTAAAAGATTTTCACATGTATTGGGATGAACATGATCGCCGCAAAGGCACATCATTTGTAAATACATTTCCAGAATTCAAAAATTTATATAACAAGAGCAAACATGGATCATAGAGTACAATTTGTAAAAAGTGTTAGAGATAGATTAAATGCAGTAAGTCCTAGTTACTGTACAATGAAATGGTTGCATCAAACTTTGTATCTACACACAGGCGACAATCACAGTTGTTATCATCCTCGCCCCCATCACATTGGGCTTGATGAAATTGCCATTGATCCAAGTGCATTACATAACACCAAATGGAAAAAAGAACAACGTAAAAAAATGCTAGAAGGTGAGCGTCCCAGCGAATGCTCTTATTGTTGGAACATTGAAGACTTAGAAGGTGATCATATAAGTGATAGAATGATTCACAGTGCTAGTAATTTTTCCACACCGTTGATTGAAAAGTTAGCAGAACTTCCGTGGGATGCTCCAATTAATCCAAAATATTTAGAAGTCAGTTTCGGTAATGCTTGCAATTATCGTTGCGGCTACTGTTGCCCTCAAGCAAGTACTATGTGGACAGAAGAAATTAAGAAACATGGAAATTATGACTTAACTTATAATCAATATGGCATTGAATTTATGAGTAACGGAACTTACTATGGTCCTAAAGACGAAAATCCCTACATTGAAGCATTTTGGCGCTGGTGGCCAAGTTTAAAAAATGATTTAGATACTCTACGTATAACCGGTGGCGAGCCACTGATGAATCCGGGTGCTATGCAGTTTTTTGATTTACTAGAGTCTGAACCTAGTCCTCATTTAGAAATTACGTTAAACAGTAATTTAGGAGTTACTTTTGATCGAGTTGATAGACTTCTAGAACGTGTACAGAGTTTGTTAGATCAAAAGAAAATCCGTAAATTTAGTTTTTTTACTAGCATAGACAGTTGGGGCGAACAAGCAGAATATATGCGTACCGGGTTAAAATGTGATCATTGGGAACGAAATATGAAAGCAGTGATTGCTACTGGAGCCACAGTTAATTTAATGTGTACGTTTAATGTGTTATGTGTGACAAATTTTCAAAGTCTATTACATAAGGTAATTGAATGGCGTAAAGAATTTGGTATGAATGCAGTATCTTTTGATACTCCTTACTTAAAGGAACCTCCTCATTGGATGATTAATATTCTTACAGATGATTTTGTAGTCTATATGGACAATACATTAAAATTTATTCAAGATAATAAAGAATGGTTTACCGGAGTAGAATATGAAAAATTTCTTCGTGTAACAGATTACATGAAGGCTAAGACTATCTCAGAAGAAAAAATACGTGCAGGACGCAGAGATTTTTATAGCTTTTTTACTGAAAACGATAAACGTCTAGGTACTGATTTATTAAATACATTTCCAGAATACACAGACTTTTATAACCTATGTAAACAAATATATGACGAATGCAAATAAAATTATTATATGCAGTGGTGATAGTTATGTTGCAGGCGACGAGTTAGCAGCAGATTTATTAATACCGGGATATACATCTAATCTTTATCCGTTAGCAGGTGTTCCTAAAGATGCACAGGAATTAAGAGATCAAATAAAAGCAGCAGAAAAAAAATTATCTACAAACGAACATAATGAATACTGGGAAAATAGTAAGGCTAAAGCATGGCCTGCATATCTTGGTAAACTGTCAGGAATACCAATAAGTAACGTAGGTCGGAGAGGAATTAGCAATCAAGAAATAGCGCATAGAGCAGTTGAAACATTCCATCTTAAACTAAGCAAAGGCATAGATGCTAATAATATTATTGTACTAATGATGTTAACATCTCCGAATCGATTTGGAGCTCCTCAGCATGATATAGATTATGGCGGAGATTTTGAATATCAATCTTTTATGCCGGGATATGAGTTTATGCCTAGATCTATTAAACATTATTGTGAAAGAATTATAAAAGATTTTGACGACTATGATTTATTGTGGTTTAGTTATTCTAACTTAATAGCAGCAAAGCATCATATTGAATCCTTGGGGGGAACTGTGTACTTTTTAGACAGTTGCTTATGGGGTTGGTATATAAAAAATTATAAACACGATTCTAAAAAAACAAGACATCATACTATATCTAGATCATTAAAGATTCTACATGAAATGGGATCAATGGCATTTGATGTGCCCAGGTCTGCAAATCTTCCAGGCGGGCATTACAACGAAATAGTTCACGAACATTTTGCAAAAGAATTGTATGCCCGATTATTTGCTTGACTCGTTGCCCGGAACTCAACCAGAATTAGTTGAGACATTTAATAAATTTAAAAAATCAAATGAATTTTTATATAAAGGATTAGTCTCTAAAAATTATTTAGAGTTTAGTTCTGCTAGAGAAATCTATGCTGATATTAAAAAATATTTTGCTACTGAATTTGATAAAGAATTCCATACTACACCCTATGCATCAGAATTTAAAAGTTTTGTAAAGATGTGCTGGTTAACTGATGTATATTTTTCTCAGGGAATACGTAATCCTTTGGGAGCACATTATAATCCTAGATTGAAAAAAAATGTAATACATCCTGGACGTTCTAGGCAAGCGGTATACAGTTTATTCCATAATGATACAATAGAAGTTGTTTATTTTAATACCGGCGGAATACAGTATCCTTGGTTAGCATCTATGAAAAAGATAGAAATTTCCGACTATTTAAATACCGGATGTTATATTGCATTGGTTCCGGATCACGGCAGTATTATTCCTCATATACATTATGAACAACATTTGTTAGTAGATAATGTAATGACATATCACAATAGGATTAGAAATAGATTTAATTCTGAGTTTTCTATAAGAAGCAATGTTGATATAGAACTGTTACGCAAATGGAAAACGTCTTTAAAACCAGTTGTTGATATTACATTTTCAAACAATTTTGATTTTAAAGACGTTGTCAAAGCCATAATTATTATAACTCTTGGACTTTCTTATACCTCAGATAAGTTTAAGATTATATATAATTCATAAAATATTTTTAGTTTCGTTGCCGATATCGCCCTTAAGCCTGTCGACATCTATTTTAAAATCTATTTTTTTAATTTCTTCTTTATATTCTTGAAACGTTTCTATTAATTTACTGGCAATTATATCACTATGACTGTGAGCTAATTGTTCTTTAACATTAATTTCCCAAATTCTACCGTTGCCAAATTCTAATCTAATCATTTCTACATAGTGAACTGGCATGGTATTCATATAAAGATCCTCAAAAACTTCCGGCCATTCTTGTACAAGATGTTTTGGTGGTCTAAATAAGGGTTTAGGCATCAGAAGTTTCTTCAGCCTTTTTAGTTGCTTTCTTAGGTATTGGATCGAGATCGTCTGCCTGTTTACGTAATCTAGCAGCTTCTTTATACATTGCATCTGCTTGACTTCGATACGACTTAGCAATGTCTTTATCCGATAATACTTCGTTAGTTGCAGCCTTTAACGGTTCCTGTTTCTTAGGAATATTAGGTTCACCAACATCTCTCATCAAATCTTTAACTTCAACAATTTCTTCAACTGTTGCTTTTTTAGGGGCACCGGAAACAAATGTGTATAGATCGTCAATGGCTACATTTTTTTGTTCTGCGATAAGAACATTTAACTGATGCAAATCAATTTCACTGCCAGGCGTTGGAGTCATCACAATAGTATCGGTAGGTACTTTTATCAATGATCCGTCTGCTCTTAGTGCTTGTAACATTGGACGTCCATCTGGAAAAGTTCGTGTAAACATGATTTCACCTAACTCAAATACTTCTTGAGCTTGGTCAGTTTCAACCATCTTCATAATAGAATCGTGATATTCATCTTTCAAAGGGGCAACTGGCAACACCAATGCCATATTAGATTCGCCTGGTAAAGTTCTAAAGGCAACTAGAACTTTTGCTCCGTTGGCCTTAATTTTACCTATATGCTTAATGGTTATCATTTAAGCCTCCTTTTTTGCTACAGACTCTAGGAATGTGTTAAGTTTGTTGAATACTTTGCCAACTGATTCTAGTTCTGCTGCTTTAAACGCTCCTCGTTGTGATGCGACTTCAATAATACTTTTTAGTGCTGCAAGATCGTTAAGATTTAAATCTGGACCTTGTGGCGCCGCCTGTTCTACGGGAACTTCTTGTTTGACTTCGTCTGTCATTATTTTCTCCTTAAATGTGGACATGCTAACATAAAATATGTCAATTCTTTATGATCTTCAAACCCCAAGTATGTTACTGATCTTACTTTACTATCAGTGCCAAGACCTGGTGTTTTTTGCAAATAGAATCTACCTTTGAGTTTTACTTTAATCCAATTTTCAAGATCATCTCCAAACAAATCTCCTTCGGAAATTTTAATCTTAGAAAACTGAGGTGCTATAAAATCAATCTTTCGACGATTCAAAACATCTAAGGCATTCAATTCTATCATAGTACAATATTTAATATAGATGATTAAAGAAAATGTTAATTCTGGCTAAGTCTTTTGTTCATAGCTTTTGCCATGCCCATTTTTCTAATATCTCCAGAGAACAGATAAAGTTCAAATGCTGATTTTTCAGACATAACTTTAATATAATTTTTTCCGAGATAAAATGGAGATTGAATATAGTGATCTAACCAAACTAAAATTTGAGGTGTTATTTTAAGTTCTTTTGGAAGATCAATATTATATGTTTTAATTTCAGCATGAGTTTCTACAAACTCAATACCTTGATCAGTTAATCTAAGACCGTTAGCATTCTTTTCTCGCAGATTACACCACCATACAGATCGATATTTTTCGATATTGTTGTTAGGTAATCCTGCAGCTTTGAGGAATACCTCTGTATAGGTATTCTTTGAATCCATACTAACTTATTTGTTCGCCTTGTACTAACTTAAAAACTGCAAAATCTGTTGTTTTAAACAACTTGTTTAATTTTTTAGCAAGATTATGTGCATGTCCAGGATTTGAAAAACTTACTTTTTTATACTTTGGTCCAGGATAACTCGCCAATAGACTACCACTTTTTAAATTGAAAGGCTGACCTTTATAAAACACCGCCCATATGGCATCGCTCTCTAAGATTTGTTCAATCTTATAAGAATCCTTATTCGCATGTTCAAGTATTACTTTAGGTTTTGGTCTGCTCATATATACGTGTCCTAATTAACCACGTATATATTTATCCTTATTTAGAATTGACCACCATCGAATTTAACATCAATTTTAGTGGTAGACTCGCGTATTTCGGATAGCATAGCATGTATTTCTTGCACTGTTTTACCTAATTTGCTAGTTAGTACACTAAGTTCAGAAGTTAAGTCTCTAGCCTCTTGAATAGAAATACGAATCTCTTTTTGCTGACTTTTTTCTGCAACTGCAACTCTAGAAATAAGTTTTTCTACAGTAGGAAGAGATGTTATATTATTTTGAGACATTGCTTAACACCTGCTTCATTTCTAATTCAGTTTTAAAAGGACCTTTGTATTCGTATCGTTGTAATGTGATTAATTTAGGACAGAATGATTTTACCCAACCTTTGTCAAACTTGATCACATAAAATCCAGCACAATATAAACTCTTGCTGTCGTCACTCTTGGTAAAGAGTGGCAGCTTACGTTTGATATCAAACATTGCATTGAACGGACTAGTACTTGTTGAATACCCGTGTACTTCATTAGGCAATGAATCAGTAGCTTCTTGAATAATTTTAACAACAAAGAAGTCTTTACCAAATTGTCGAGTTAGACTTTCTTTATTGTCATAAATTTTAATTCCTAGTTCATTACTAAGAACAAATCGATTGTCTTCGTTCTTTCTTAGAGTAGCAAACTTTGCTCCGTCTTTTTCAACAATCCAAAATTTATCATCAATAATCGGTTTAGCATGTAAATCTGTCATTTGAGGACCTCCACAAGTTTTACTATTTTCACACGTATCTTCATACGGGCACAGTTTGAGTTTCATTTATATATCTCGCATTTAATGGTTCGGCATATGCCTGTGCCTGATCAGCAATTTTCTTTAAGTCGTATAAGTTACAGAATTTTATAAGACGAATTCCGACCTGACTAACATTTTTATTTGCACTTGTTGCGGTTGCAATAGTATCTGCCATTATAGCTTTAATATCGTCGGGCTGATGGCTTAGATCAATTAGTCGACGATTGCGTTCGTAGTCTTCAAGAACACGATGTTCTACTCCGTTATGGTCAGTCCATCTCTGTAACATAAGATTGTTCCACGAATATCCTTTGCTTTTACGATCTTCGAACGCTTCAGTAAGACCCACTTTTTTGCTTGTGCCTTTAGTACGCACACCTGGATACGCCGAGAAGACATTATCACTGGTATCACCACGCATACATTTTTCAAATAAGAGCCATTCTGGATTTGGGATTGCTTTAGGTTCTTGCGTTTTCTTGTCAATGACTCTTTTGCCCTTTGCATCAAATATACCTTCGTGTGTGATAGTAGTTTCCATTACACCGTTATATTGTTTTACATTAGGTGCAATCAATTGTACAAAATCTGTGTCGGTACTAATAATTACATGATTGTCGTTTGGATGACTCTGGATCCAGCCAGCAATTAAATCGTCTGCTTCTAACTGAGAATGTTGCATTACTGTGCAATTAGTTTTTTCAATAACAAAATCTTTAAAAGTATCAAATGCTTCCCAAAATACTTTTTCTTCTTCAGCTTCTTTTTCTGTGTGTGCAGCACGAGCTTCTGCTCTTTGAGCCTTGTAGGGTTTATAATAGTCTTTACGCCAGCTACGACCTTCTAAACAAAAAATCACATGACTGCCGTTAAAATCTTGCCATGCTTTTTTAATGCTGTTTAATGTAATATGAAATGCCATGCCAAGTTTAATATCAGCATCTCCGTTAATAACATGCCTTGCACGAAAAAAGGTATTTGCGGTATCTACTAAAATATAGGTCATCTATTATTTTTCATCACTGTTTTTATATCGAGAGATCCAGTTTCAATTGGTCCACCATAATCTCCGTCAACTACTACATTAGCACATAGTTCACGGAACCAACGATCGACAATCTCTTCATCTTTATCGCCGTCGACTCCATAACCTTCTTGTTTTAATTTTAACACAAATAGATCATTCCAGTCAAGTTCAAAGAATCCGTTGCGAACATTTTCTTTATTTACGTGAGTGTTTAATACACCCACCCATGGTTCTTTTTTACGTGTAGCACGATCTTTTGGAGTTAGTTTTGCAAGTTCTTCAGAATCTTTAGCACGTTCTGCAGACTCTACAGCATCTTTAGCAATCTTTGTTGATTCCTCTGCTAGTTTTAAAGCAGCTTCGGTTTTTGCTTTGAGTTTATCAATGCCGAATAATTTTTCTATAAATCGTTTCATTATGTTCCCCACTCATTTTTAAATAACGGCACCTGCAATCTATCACTATAACGCCATCCACGCTTCATAGCTGCTAGTGCTACATTCTTAGCATTAAGTGTGTAAACACTTTCTACGCCACCCACCGGCATTAGATAAATGTGTCCTTTGAATCCAGCTGTTTTAAATTCTTCTACAGCACGTTCGGCATCTTTAATATCTTCTTCCGTTGCTACAACAAATTTAAGATACGCCGTGCCAACTTCTTCGTACTCGCAAACAATTTCTGGACAGATAGCTTCTTCCCACTTCTCGCCACTTGCTGGAAGTTTGGCACTTACGCTAAATGTAATCTCACGCTTATGTTTGGGCAAGCCAGTCCACGTGCCTAAGAAGTTTTTAAACTCCGTAGTAAGTTTCTGAGTACCGTTTGTTTCAAACGTGATTTCTTTAAGACCTGCCATCTTAGGATGATCTAACAACTCTGGATAAGCACGTTGCCAACCTAGTAATGGCTCACCGCCTGTGATAACTAGATGCTCGTCACGCCATTCTCCGAACGGAATAATTTCCGCAATTCGATCGGCGATTGCTTCTGAAGTGAGCATTGGACTAAGATCTTTAAAATCAGGATGCCAACTAGCATAACTATCACAACCCGTAGAAACCAAAGGAAGTTCTTCATATTTTTCAAACGCTTTAATCATTGTGTGGGCGCCCGCGATGTCGGTTGCCTCGTGACTCATTTCACCACGCGGCATACCAAAGCCTGCACACTTAAAGTTACAACCAAATGTACGTAAGAAAACAGAAGGGACGCCCATGTAGCGTCCTTCGCCTTGAATGCTGTAAAACAGCTCTGCTATTTTTATTTTGCTCATATTATATTATACACTCTTTTTCTCTAAAAGCCAAGAGCCGTCCCCTTGATCTGTCCATGTTAACACGTCGCCTTCTACCCAACCTGTTTGTTCTAGTAAGTCTGGAGGAAAGGCTAATATACAATCGCCCGTTTCGGGATCCTCTTCTACGTTAAGTGTCCAACTGTTCAATTTTAACTCCTGATTTTTGTAAAAATTTGATTCCTGAATCATCTCTATAGTTTTCACCATAGTAAACACAATTAATACCAGACTGATATATAAGTTTGGCACATTCAATACAAGGGGCATGAGTAATAAAAATATCAGCCCCATCACCACTGTCATTAGACTTCGCCAATTTTGCAATAGCATTAGTTTCAGCATGTAATACCTCCGGTCTTGTTTTTAAAATAACTTCCGGCTCATCATCACCATTTTCTTCGTAGATTTCAAGTTCACAGTTATTGTCCCACCCTGCGGGCATACCATTATAACCAATACTAATAATTCTATCATCCTTTACAACAATAGCACCAACGTGCAATCTGCGAGCATGACTAAGTTCTGCAAATCTACGAGCAACATCCATGTAAGCCTGCTTAAACCGTGGTTTCATTCTTTCTCCCCCAATCTTGATATCTACGCTTACGGCATTCTTCTTTTACACTGTTGGGAATATCAGGATGCCAGTCGGCCATACTACAATCGTATACCTTATATTCCGGCATGTCTACTTGAGAAAGTACAAATATCCAAAAGATGCAAGCAATAATAAAACCGATAACGTATTTGATCATATTCTATCGCTTAACAATATTTTGCACATCATTGCATCGTGTTCGTTATGAAACTTAAATTTCATTTGATCTGTTGACGGGTGACTAGTATATCGATCTCCCGGCAAGCCAAAATGTTCTAATACTATGGCACAGGTTTCGTTCCACCAGAAACCAGTTTGTTCTTTTTTCCAAGGTACTAGAATTTCATTCACTTAGTCCACCACTCTTCGTAAGGAAATTCAACCCATACATCGTTTTCTGCTTTATTAACTTCCATACCCCAATAACTCATACCTACCGCACATTGGCTAGACATGTTATCAACTACTACTGCAAATCGAACATTATTGCCCCATACTTGTTCCCAGAGTTCGTTGCCCGGAAAGCATCCACTAGGCCAATCCTTCATGATCCAGTTTAATGTGCTACCTTGATCGTTAATGTCGTCAACAACAAGAATATTCTTTCCCTTAAACGCATCTTCAGCCATGCCTAAATTGCTAGTACATTCACCGCCGTCACGTAGACTTATATCTAGTGATTGCATAGGGACATCTAAGTAATGACTGATCATTACAGCTGGTAGCAGCCCTCCTCTAGTTAATCCTACGACATAATCAGGGCGCCAGCCGTCATTGGCAATCTGTTTACAAATATTAGCAACTAACTTTTTAAATTGTTTGTTTTTAATTATGAGCTTGTTCATATCTTTCTTTCAAATATTGTTCGTGTTGTATCCATTTATCATTAACTAGAAAACCCCACTCACGTTTATGTGGACCGGGCATAAACAAAGTCCATGCAGTTACGCCAGGCTTAAGCTCAACACGATGATAAGAAGTAGAGCTACATATACGAAAATGGCCGGGTCCTCGCCATTTACGTATTTCACTTGATTTATTACCGTTTGAGTCAAATTGCGGAATCCATTCATAGTATCCACCTTTTAAAATTAATGTTGCATAAGGCCAGGGATGATCATGTACATCGTCAGGATCTCCTTTTAAGAATTTGTGTAAAAAAATATTAAACGGAAATCGAGTTCGATCTTTTAAAAATACATAGTATCTTTCTAGATATGGTTCGTTGCTTTGACGATCCATTACAATACGCTTTCGCCCAATACGTTCTAAAAAATTAAGAAACCAGTTCATTTGCATGACTCCAAAAATTCATCAAATCGATGCACAGCTTCATTAAAATCAACAGCCCACACTTTAGCCGAAATCTGACCGTCTTCAATTTTTATATCAAACGGAACAACACCATGAAATGCTAGGCCATCGGGCACTGTTGTAATAACTGTAAACTCGTGTAAATTCTTTGCTCTAAAGATTAGATTGTTAGCCATGTCGACTGAGTTCATAATAATCCTTAAGTTGGAAAAGGCCAAACACTACTAGGTGCCGGACGAGGCTTTAGTTTAACATTCTCTTCAATGACTGTACCGTCTTCTTCACATAGATCAACTTGATATGGTGCAATAATGTGTACAGCGGCATCTTCTTCTTGCCAATTATGCTCGCCATCATACAACCAACCAGCACCACCTTCATAGTAGAGTTCTTTGAGTTCTTGTTGTTCAAGTTCGCTAATG